AAACTCTATTTTTGATAAGTCTGTGTCTATAATAGCACCAAGACCTTCATTTTGTAATAATTCAAATTGTGTTTCTACAACAACATCAGCAAGTGTGTATGGTTGTAATGCACTTTCTGCATTTTCGACCGCAGATTCTACAAAATTTTCTACTGCTTGTGCTACAACGGGATCAGTTTTAACTGCCTCTGCAATTATCTCAACATCTTCTTTCGCAGTTTCTTCATCAAACCCAAGCACTTCGCCAATAACTTCTGCTTGCTCTTCAGTTATTTCTTCTTCTTGTGCAATCTCTATTACTTCCTCGACAACCTGTGCAATTACTTCTATTACTTCTTCATCAACTTGATTTAAGTTTTCAACGCCTATGTCGTTGACTTCATCAATTATCTCTATGACTTCTTCTGTTTCAAGTTCATCAACATACTCTTCGATTTTTTCTGCAACTTCCTCATTTGTTAAATCCTCCTCTATTTCTATTTCAATTACTTCCTCTAGCTCTGCAATCTCTTC